GGTTGTCCTGGTATTAAATCTATTTTATTTTTTGTAATGTGTAATTCTTCTTTGAAGCTGTGATACACAGGTTTACCTTCTTCTATACTTCCTAGTTTATTTAAAACATAAACATCTATCCATCCTTTTGTTTTACCCCTAATAATATTTGAATAATATTTTGGTGTTAGGTTTTTTTTATTTTCTGCAAGATCATTTGGATCATAAGCAGTAGTCATTCCATCTTTATCTTTCTTCTCAGTTAATGCAGGAGGTTGAGAATAGAAAGACCAGTTATCAGGTTTAATTAACATTAAAGCTTCATCTCTAGATATGTGATCTGGTACAGGAACATCTGCTGCCATTATCGGCCACCAATGATCTTCTTCAGGTGCATTGGTATCAGCTATTACTCCATACCATGTTGCACCTCCATCTCTCATTGAGGGAAATCTTCCTACCCTCATAGTACAAGCATCTATAATTGATTTAGGTATTTCTCTAGCTTCATTAATCCATACACCAGTAAGTTCTAAAGATAGTAATTTCTTTACGTCTTCTGGTCTATCAAGAGCTAAGAATATAACTTCTATTTCTAAATCACCTTTTATAATTCTATGGGTATAAGGTACTGACCATGCAAAGTTTCCCCAAGTATCTTCAGGAAACCAATCAAGCCATGTTTTAATAGTTGTAGTTTTAAGTTGTGGATTTGTGTTTCTTATTACTGCCCATCTTGTTCTTCTTTTACCTTCTTTGTTTTTTTCTTGTAACAAAGCTCTACGAAATATTTCAATACAACAAGCAACTGATTTGCCAGAACCAACTGGCCCTCTCATTCCTCTAAAAAAGTCATTAGACTTCATAAAGGTTTTTAATGTTTGTCCTTCTGGTTTATATTGAAAATTAATCGACATTAGTACCTACATTTGCTTTAAGCATTTTGTAGATAACTTCTTCACTAAAAGCTTCTATTAATTTATCAGCTTCATAATCAGTTATCATGTGTGTAGGGTAATAACTTAAGTGAGTTTTCTTAACTATTGTTCTTAATCGTTTTCTATCTTTTAAAGATAAACCATTAAGAAAGCTCATTTAATCTCTCCAGTACATTTTTAAGTATTTCTTTTTCTGAGCCGAAATTCTTTTCGAAATTTTTTTTATCTAAATGAATTGAGTTTTTACCTTGATGATGGTCATAGCAAAGAGGAATTACTTCAAAATGAGATGATCTTTTACCCATTCCTAATCCTTTATATCTTATATGATGTAAGGAAGCTGGTCTTAAACATACATAGCATCCAAGACTAGCTACCTTATCCATATGTATCTTTTCAGCTTTAGTAGCCATTCTTTTTTGGTTTAGGCGGCTTCTTCGGCTTTTTGGGTTTCTTTGGTTTTTTCATATTCTTCCTTATTGATTGATTCATAAGTTGCTCGGCAGCCATCAGGTGTAGCAGCACTTGCTTTTTGCATTGCAATAACATCGTTCTCCGCTTGGTATAAAATTTCTTTCTTTAACTCATTGCCGTAGTTGTTCCATATTTTTACTAAATAATACATTAGACCTCTTTTGTTGGAACAATCTAACTATACCTATTTAAAAATAATTAAAACGCACTTAGGATTAATGCGAATGTAAATCCTATTATAAAACCAATAATACCTTCACGGTAATAAAGGGATAATACCTCTAGTTGTTTTAGATATTTTTTCAGATTATTTTTTTTTAGAATTTTTATGAGCATCTTTGTAAGCTCTTTGTAAATCACCTACAGTTGGTTCTTTATACCAAGGAGCTTTATTAGCTCTGCTCTTAACTTCTTTATTAATTTTAATAACTTCATCTCCAGCACTCATATTGCTTTTAATTTGTTTCCAAACATTTTTTAATTTATCTGACATAACCTATTCCTACAAATATATGCTTTTTCTTAAAACGCACATTATTTCCCCTGTCTATTATAAGCTTTAAAACTTCTTTTTTTGGATTTATTCATTGATGACTTCTTAGGTCTTCTTTTAGCAACAGAGGTTTTCTTAAACTTTGCCCTCGACTCGTGTTCTATTTTCGCAAGTAAATTATTTTTTTTCTTTGCCATAACTAATATAACGAACCTTTTGCAAGACCTAAAAAATTGAGGTATGCAATACCGAATGCTTTTTTCAACCCCTATTGTTTGTATGACATCACTAGTCATCTACGATGGGTTGTTTTTGCCCCCACCCCTCGAAACTCGAGGTGTGGTCAAGAGTCGGTAGTACCGACACTTTTAACTCAGGTCGATATTGATCTTAATGTCGCCCTGTATGTTGTGAGCTACCTTGTCTGGTGCTCTCATCCCTACTCTATCGAGTATATCTCTGGAAGCTTCGAGCTGAACGTACTCAGATCTAGCTCCACTAGATAGGTCGATAAGTTTCCTACTCGCACTTACTGCTCCAAGTCCTAGAGTTTGTGCAATACGTGATTGCATATACGTCTGTACTTTTGGAATACGTAGTGCTCGAGAAGCACTTATTCTCCCAGCTTCTTCACTTCCATTCGTTGAATATCCTGCCTTTTTAGCAGCTTCCTTAATAGTACACCCAGTTGCTACTATTGTATCAACTAAGGCACGTTGCTTATCTGTTAAGTCGTCTTTCATTACGTTTTCCTATTCTACCCCTAACATTAACTATAGCTGTAGATTTACTCAGTCAACGCACATAAGAACCTACGGTTCTTACGATCTCCCTTGTCCTCGGTCGTGGACTCCCTTCGGTACGTTTTAAAGAACGCCACTCGCCGTGGCACGGCACACGGTATCACCTAGCATAACAAGGACTCCTTCCAAATTGACAAATGGACAAGTTGACGACTCCCTTCGGTCGCATCAAACTTGTCGCACGACTCCGTCATGCCAAGCATTTGCAATTCGGATCCTTCCTCGTTCTTGCACGGTGTCCGTGTTGGACATTTATTAACTTAACTAGAAAGGTATGTATGACTATTGAAGATATGATTGATTACTATGTTATTGCGAAAGATAGCAAAAATATCAAGAGAGTTGAAGAATTAGCTTGTAAGCGAGATGAAGCTGAAGCTAAAGGAGATATTAGTGAGATTGCTAATATTGATAGTGAACTTAATAACATGAAAGGAGTAATATAATGTCAAGAGAAACATATAGAGATGATCCAGATTCAAGAGTAGCTAATATGGAATTAGTATTAGATGAATCTGAAAGCAACATGATAACTGGTGTAAATACATTAGTAGATAATGTAATTATGCCATTTTTAGACAATGAAGATTGGTCTAGAATTGCTGGTTGGAATTTCGATAGTATCTATGGTGCATTTAATAGACACAATGAAATGTGTATAGCATCTTTAGATAAAACTAGAGAAAAGACTAAACAAGCAACAAGAGATGATGTTGGTACTGAAATAACAAAGAATGAGTTAAATAAATTGTTATTTATGAATCAGGTACAAAATCTAAATGTGAGAAGATCACAATTGATTGTTGATACTTTGGCTAAAAAGTACAAAGCAATATTCAATAAAGATTATATTCCTGTTGGGAATAGAAAATCTGCAACATCACAAGACGATGTTAACAAAGCTGAAAAAGCTATGGTTGTAGATCAATTAAAGAAATTAGTTGGTTAATATAAACAAAATAAGCCCTTGTATCTCTATTAGTGAGGTATGAGGGCTTTTTTTATCGTGTTTAGAATAATTCTAAAAAACACGAAGGGCAAAAACAACAATATGAGGTGCTGCCGAATGGCATCCCTGAACTCTGATCCAATCACACGATAAATATATTCTAGTAAGCTAGATTGTAATGGTTGGATCTGAGATCAGAAACCCTGATTGCTGGTTAGTAATGATCTGAGAACATACTAGTTCGATTTTTAACAACTTTACTAACCTGCTATCAGACAATCGCAATGTGCGGTGCTGATAAATATAAACAATGATAACAACTAGGAGGTGTTAATGTTAAAGAAACTACAAAATTGGTTAATGAATGTTGCTGCTAAATGGATTTGGATAGCAATCATGTTTCCAATCAGAGCATTTTTAGGATTGATGTATGCAATCGCTAGAAATATGCCAGAGAAAGTAGAATTACCTTACGAACTAAAACGTAAAGAAACTAAAAACAATATATTCAATATGGGAGAATAATGAAGTGTTTAGATTGTGGTTTTATTGAGGGTACACTATTAAAACAATTTCAAGAACAACCAGAACAAAACTATTCCTGGTATGAGCTATCAGAAATGACCGAAGTTTGTGCTAGTTGTGGAAGTGAAAATATAAAAATAGAGAAGGGAGAATAATGAAGTTATTTCTAATAACTATTTTATTTTGGACAATACTATTTGGATATTTCTATTTAACAAAAGGAGTAATGCTATGAATAAACTTAAAGAAAGTTTTATTGATGCAATCGAAAAACTACAAGATGAATATGGTGCTTGTAAAATAAATACTAAAGAATTTACCGAAGGTTTAAATAAATTAGGTATTTATACAGCAGAAGAAGTAGATGGACACTTAGCTACTGCAGAGGATGCTAGAGTTCAATACAAAATGGATAATAAACAATTTGAACCTACTACTACAGTAATACCTATTCCAGAAGAAAAGTAATGTACTGCGTTATTTGGAAGAAAAATGGTAAATGGGAATTGTTTACTAGTGAAGTTTGGATGCAAGAAAGTGAAGCCGAAGATTATGGTAAACGAAATAAGTTTAAAAAAAACATTGAATGGAAGGTAGCTGATGCTGCCGAATGGTTTTAATTATGGGTGAATCGTTAAAATATTTTAGACAAAAAAAAGGTCAATGGATTTGGATTTATGATTTTGAAACTCGTAGAGGTAGAAAAATAGAATTACAAGTTTTATTAGATAAAGTTAATTATTCTTTTAGACATGAAAATATAAAGTATTTTGCTTTAAAAAAAGAAAGAAATCAATTTAAGCTAAATTGTTAGCCCCCACGAATGTGGGAGCTGACTCGATATGAAAGAAAGAAAGAGGTGTTATGCAAACAGCTATACAAATGCAATCAAATAATAAACTCACAATAGATAAAAGTGCGTATTTTGATGTAGAGAAGAAACAACTAAATTACATGGTTGATAATATTGAAGATAGTAGATACGATTTAGAACCTGTAAATAGATATGCTTTAGTAAGAAAAGATACAGGTAAATTACTAGGTATTCATACAGATGATTACATAATTAGACCATATTCTGAATTAGCAGAAAAGGTTAATGAAGTAATTGTTGAAGCCGTACCTGATTACGAAAGATTTACTATTACACCTAAAGACCAAGTTCTTGAAGGTGGTAAAAAGTTCATTCGTACAATTAATTTTTGGGATGATGCTATTGATATAAATAACTATAAAAATGGTGGATTTCATATCAAAGGTACTGAAGAAAAAATCATACCACAATTAAGAATCTATTCATCTATGGATGGAAGATGGGGACAACAAATCATGTGGTCTTCTGTTTATGTAGTTTGTTTAAATGGAATGGTAAGACCTGATTGGACATTTGTTGTCTATAATAAACATAACGATAAACGAGATATATCTTTCACTATGAATGATTTTAAAATGGGTGTTACAGCTCATAAGGAATTAGGTGAAGATCTATTTAAAATGATGCAAAGAAAGGTAACTAACAATGCAGTCACAAACTTATTTAGGAAAACTTTGGCAAACCGTAAAACAAAGCTTGATATTGATGACAACAGTATGCTTGTCCTTAAGCATTTGGATCACTTATGGGATCAGTATTGTAGTAAATACGGTTCTACAATTTTTGCGATTTACCAAACAGCAACTGACTGGGCAACCCACCCAATCACTAGAGGAGCAATTCACAATGTTTCGAGAAAACGAGAAAAACAAGTAGCAGAAATGATGAGATCAAATCATTGGGAGGAATTATATGGCTAATTGTTATTACCATAGTTTATCGAGTGTAAAAAAATGGGGAGGTAAACCTGAAGATTACCAACCTATTCACGATTGGTTTGATGAGAGTAAAAAACTTACATCTCATTTTGCTCATAGAGCATTACGGCATCATGCTGAAGGATGTTTTGCTGCCGAAAAAGAATTTGGTCAAACGATAACGAATAGCGATGGAAAAGCTGTTCCAGTAAGACTAATAGCTGAAAAACATATCATCGAAGATTTAGGTTTTATACCTAGCTTTGAAGATTGGATTAAAAACGTAAGAATAGCATCATGGATGCGGAAAGGACAACCTATATTATGATAGCAAGAACAATAGATTTAGTAGGAACATATATAGATTACAATACTGAACATAAAGATTGGTGGAAAGAACACCAAAAAGGTGAAGCAATAGCTAACAAAATTAAAAAGCTTAATGCTAAACCTTTAAAAGAGATTTACGAAAAAATGTATAAAGATGGAATATATTATCTTTCATTACATTTTGAAGGTGGACATGATGAAGGTGGATTTGAAGATGGTTTTAAATATCTTGATAAAGCAAAAAATCCAATTATTTTTGATATTGATCTTAAAAAATACAATCCTGATGGATGGATAGAACATTGGACACCATTAGAATATGTAGATCCAAAAACTAAAATAGCACAAATATTTAAATATTGCGTAACAAGTTACGATCATAAACCATTAACAGAAGAATGGTTACAAAGTGCTTGGTATGATTTTGGTTTTTTAGAAGAATGGGGATCATTTGCTTTTGAAGGTCATGTTAATGGTGATGTAATTGTATCAACTAAAGATGGTAAATATGAAGTTGAAGCAAGTCAATCTTTTGAAGAATATGAAGATAAATCATTTGATGGATCAATGTTTGAGGAGGATGCAGCATGAGAATAAGTCAACTTATAGAAATAATGTCTATTACAGGAAGAACAATTCCATCTGACACATTCGAACAAATTGAAACCGAATATGTTTCAGATAGTAAAGGCGAAGTTATTAAAATTAAAGATATGGATTTAATACATTTTATTAGAGCATTTAATAAAAAGAAAAATCCTATGTCAATTAAATATATAGAAAATTTCATAGAATATTGGAATAGAAAGAATTTAAACGATGGATATTGAAAAAGATTTACATTATTTAGCAGAAACTGATGAACAATATGCTACTTTAGATGCCGAATTAACTCAACTAGAAGATGAGATAAAATGGAAAAAAGGAAATGTAGTTTCTAGTAGTAATAGTTCAGTTTCAAAAGCTGTAGAAGAATTTTATGCTTCAAGCGAATATAAAACATTTTGTATAACTAAAATGAATAAAGCTTTAGCAAGAAATACTTTAAGAAACAAACGTGCTACAGCAATTCTTCGAATAGATGTTTGGAGAACATTGGAAGCTTCAAGAAGAAAAGGAAATATACAATGACAATTCCTATAAACAATAATCCTTTAATAAAAGCTGTTAACACCGTATATCATTTATTAACTGATAGAGAACAAGCAATATACCAAGCTGGTTATACTGCTGGTATGAAATCAAATGAAAAACCTTTTAAATTTGTTCCTGAAGTATCACCCATTAATAGTGCTGATATATTTGAAAAAATAAAATTTAAAGTTTGTAATTATTTTAAAATATCACAAGAAGAATTATTTGCTAAAGCTAGAAATCAATATTTAGTGATACCGAGATCTATAGCAATTAGTTTAATTAGAGAATTAAGTGGATTTTCATATCCACAAATGTCTATAATAACAGAAAGAGATCATACAAGTTTAATTTATCATGTAAGTTTAAGAATTAATAAGAAAGGTATGTGGAAGATACCGAATAATCATGCAATTTATAATAAGCTTAAACAGGAATTAATTAATGAAACAAGCCAAAAATGAATATAACAATAAAATCGGAGAGCATCTTAGAGTACTTAGAAAAAAATCTAAACTCACACAATCAAATTTGGCAGATCAATTAAATGTATCGTTCCAACAAATACAAAAATTTGAAAATGGGCAAAACCGAATATTTGCTCATCAATTACTTCAGTTATGTGAGCTAAATAATTGGAATTTAAACGAATTTAAGGCATCGGAGTCATCCGTTTCAGACCTTAATATGCAGGATGGTTAACCTAAGCTAGTTGTGACCTGCAACCCTATTGTTGCGTACTTAAGCGAGAGTGGATAGTACGCACAATAGGTAAAAGATTCCGTAATAACATACAGGAAACATTTACTCTATATATAGTATTCTTTGTGCGTATGGTGAGTATATGTTGATTTGCTTGGAAACTATTAATTATCGTTACCAATGTCCATTAATTATCGGAAATGTAATACAGAATCAAGGAAATAATTACCTTAAATTACTACCGATAACTTTTGAAGCTTTTAAGCGTTCATTTAATGTTCTCGTTAAATCAATAATAGTTATAATATCAAGAGTAAATATTGGGGGAATTAATGCCTAGTTATGAAGCATTAGGCCCTGTATTTCATAATGCTATAATACCGCAATTTGTAGCTGCTAGAAAAAAATTAAAAATTTCACAATTAGAAATGGATGAAGTTTTGGGGGTAGCCAAGGGATTAGTTTCTAAATGGGAATGTGGAATTAGAAAACCTAGTGGTTGGTTATTTTGCTGTTGGGCAGATGCTCTAAATATGCAAATCACGTTAACTCCAAAGGTGCAATCAAATGACAGTTAATCCAGAAATAAGACCAGATCAAATAACAAATGATCCTATCGTAAATAAGGTGATCGAAATAATAGTTAATCGCCATATGCAAGGTATGGAAAAATTTGGCAAGACAATGGACTCTAACGATAGACCTCTTGATGAATGGATTGCAGAAACTATTGAAGAATTAATAGATGCAATTCACTATCTCGTTAAAGCTAGAACGATAACGGATAAGTTTAAAGTTAAAGAAAAAGAATTAGATGCCATGTTAGCTAAATTTAAGGAAGGAACATTTGTTAATGAAAAATCTACTGAACAGTCTGAAGAAAAAATCTAACATAGATTATTCAGCTCCTCATAATAGACAGATGTTTTTCCGAATGAGGTTGTTGAAGTTTTATAAAAACATTGAATATGATGAAAACGTATATCATGTCAATGCTCAAAAGATATTGGAAGGTACTCTACCCTACAAATATGTAAATGAAATAGAAAAGTTAAGGTTAAAACATGAAAAAGAAAAAAAAGAAAGATGGAAAAAAATCCAAGCAAAAGGTGCAGAACCTATGGGAATCAAGATTAGAGATATTATTAAAAGAGGTTCAGAAGAAAGATAAACATTATTATAAAATAGGAGGAACGATATGAATAAAGAGTTCGATAGAAAACAAGGCATTGGTGGATCTGATGCAACAAGATTGTATGAAGGTGATTGGTATCAGCTTTGGGAAGAAAAGCTTGGTAAGTCAGAATATCCTGATTTAAGTGATGTGTTACCAGTACAAATGGGAATACATACTGAATCATTTAACATTCAATGGTTTGAAAAACTAACAAAATTAAAAGTTGATGGTAAGCAAGAAACATTTTTTCATGAAAAATATAAATTTATGTATGCTCATGTTGATGGTTTAATATTAGGAGAAGATAAAGCTTTATTAGAGTGTAAACATACTAATGCTTTTAGTAATCCTAAAAAGGTAACTGATAAATATAAAGCTCAATTACAACATTATTTAATGTGTGTAAAAAGTAAAAGAATTTATTTATCGGTTTTTTTTGGAAACTTAAAACATGAAATTATGGAAATAACTGAAGATAAAAAGTTTCAAGACAAATTAGAAAACGCAGAAATATTATTCTGGCACTTTGTAACAACAAAGAAAGCTCCACCTGATTATATTAGTTTTGATAATTTTAACGAAAAGGAATTTAATGAAGATAGAACAATCATACCCGTTGTCGCCAGGTAGTAAAGAAAACGGTACTTCTTTAGAAGCTGCAGAATTAATAAAAGCTGGAGCTGAAACTATAAGAAGAAAAGTATTTGATGTAATTATCAATAAAGGAAATTTTGGTGCTACTGCTGATGAAGTTGCTGAATTATTAGCTTTGAGTTCTTTTACAGTTAGACCAAGAGTAACTGAATTATACAAACAAGGTAAAATTCAAAGAAACGATAAAAGAAAAAACTCAAGCGGTGCTATGGCTTATGTGTATGTAGTCAGTAAAGAGCATGTAAATAATCAATACACAGAAAAAGGAGTATAAAATGGCTAGAACAGGAAATACCAAAAACTTTTATATTTGGGATGAGTTAAAACATACTGATCCTGAACATACAAAACCTTTTCCAAAATTTGGAAAAAATTTAACTACAATTGATCCAATGTATCAAGTGATGTGTATGACAGGTAAGTTTGGCCCAGTTGGTAAAGGTTGGAGATTTAAAAATACTTTTACATATACAGATCAAAATGTATTTGCAGAAGTTGTATTACAATGGAAAGAAAATGAGCAATGGTATGCTTATGGCCCTATTTGTAGTGTCCAAGCTTTATATAAAAAGAATGGTAGTTTGGATGATGAAGCACCAAAGAAAGCTACAACAGATGCTTTAACAAAAGCAATGTCATATTTAGGTGTATCTGCAGATGTATTTTTAGGTTTATTTGACAATAATAAATATGTTGCAGAAATGAAAACTAAATTCAGTTCTAATGGATCTACTGAACAAAGTAATGTAAAAGTAATAGATCCTTCTCAATTAAGGAGTAAGAAAGATGATAAACAAAGTAATCCTAGTGGGTAGATTAGGTGCTGATCCAGAGGTTAAACAAACCAAAAAAGGTGATAGCATGGCTAATCTATCTTTAGCAACTAACAAAAAGTTTAAAGAAGAAGAAAAAACTACTTGGCATAAAGTTGTAGTATTTGATCCTCGTATCGCTGATACGATGGGCAAGTATGCTAAAAAAGGTACTATGTTATATGTTGAAGGCGAGATTGAAACTAGATCTTATAAAGATGCTAATGACAATCAAAGATATGTAACAGAAGTAGTTGTTCCTAGATATTCAGGTGTAGTCAAAATGGTTTCACCTAAAGAATCTGGAGGAACTGCACCATCAAGTAATAAAGATGGTGATTTTAATAATCAGTTTTAAAGAATTTGTAAGTTATTTCATCTTACAAATAGCTAGTCTTCATGATTAGCTCCTTTCAGCTAGGCGGTTGGCTTGAAAAAGCATTTCGCCTAGCTAAAAAATTCCAGTGCATTGAAAAATGTCTAAACGCAGGTTGGGGTTTCCTGTGGAATAAAACCCTACAAAATTTGTGACGACAAATAGGTAAAGTAGAACCTCAAATTAATATTAATATTGATATTATGAGTAAAGGCCTCCTCGGTAATTAAGTAATTAATAAGTAAGCATCTTCCCTGGGCAATAGGTGTCGTGTTCTATGTAATCCTGTAGGTGCTTACTTTTTTTTATCAAAGTAATTTATGATATTGGTGTGTTCTTTAGAGTTGTCTTCTAATTTTAAACCATCATCTCCAAATATTCCTTCAAATATATCAACATCATATCCTAAATAATTTTTATTAGTTTTGATTTGATGTTCAATACCCATTCTTTTGCAAATTAAATTGATTTGTTTTCTTAAATATTCAATTTCTTCAGATATTTCATATAATTTACGGTAATGATAGTCAGACATTTGTGCGTTTAAATTAATCTACAAACCCCTACCCTGTCAATATGAAATCTATTTTAGATTTAAAAAAAGAGTTTAAAAAAAGAAATCTTAAACTTACTGAATGTGCAAATTCTGTAGAAGAACTTAATGATTTTATAACGATTGATTTGCTTAAACGTGGAAATGTTGATGCATCTTTAGTCGCATTAATTTCAACTACAATGAATATTGCAGGATGGTATAAAAAGAAACAATTTGTAATTGATTTATTATCTTCAGCTTTAGCTACAATTCAAGCTGAGAAATATACAGAAGACGGAAAGAAACTTAACTAACATTTTTTAGTAACTTACATTGTTCATGGTATTTACTATAATTTTCTAAAAAATTTATATTATCAATTATTTTAGATACATTATAATCTATATAAGCTACCATTAAGTCAACAGACGGTCTAATATTAACTATTCTATTATCTTTTTTCTTCATAGAATGAGGATTCATTACAATAAATAAATCACCTTTTAAAGCTTCATCTATATATTTATTTAATGTTTTAGCTGAAACACCTAATTTCTTAGATAAACATTCTTTATAAACAAGCTCACCTGCTGCTGAAGCTTTTACTATTTCATTTAATAATAACCATTTATCTTTATTATCAAAAAAATATTTAAGTATGTTATTAGAATAAACATTTTTATAAGCATTTAAATTAAGTTCAGTAAAGTCTTTAGTCATATTCAAAACTTTATCTATGTTTTCTAATTTACAATGATGATCTGCAACAATCTTTTTATAAATAGGTTTTAATTTATTTATAATTGTGGTTGCTCTTGTTAACTGTTCTTCCGAGAATCTATTTTTAATATTTTTGTTTAATTTAATAACTTTATTCATAATTATAAAATTATAATATTACGCACATATAGTAAAGAATAGGGTAAAAGTTTCCCCCAATTATGTTAATAACTTCAAATATATGTTTAAAGGAGTCTATTAGAGTCTATAATTAAGATTTAATTCTACGCATACCAAGTATCATATTATGCTGCCGATGGCTCTCTACGTTGAGATATGGGCTTCCTAGAATCCAAATAATGGTCAAAACAAAGCTTATTTACACCATCATGGCAAAAATGCTTTTTTTCAGCATTTATAATCCATCCTCCCATATCTGAGGTTAATTCTTTATTACACCAATCGCATTGACCACAATTGTAAACTTCTTTTTTATTTTTTACCCAGGTCTTCTTCTTTAAATTGTTTTTCATGAGGAGTATTATTTAATAAGTCATCCAAAAAGGATTTATCAATTTCATTTTCGTAAGTAATATCATCTGCGTGTTCTATAATTTTCTTATAAGTCCTTTTTTTTTTAAAAATTTTCTTATTCAAGGATTAAAGCTCTAATGTTTTTTCTGCCCTGATATATTTCAGTTTCAGCTTTACCTTTATAGCATTTATAAGATACAGATTCGCTGTACTGTCTCTCCGCTTCGCGTTTCCCGCGAAGGCACATCGCCATCGAGTCTTGAATAAGGTGTTCCTTAATCTCTCCATTGTAAAACATAAGTAAGGCAAAAACAGTTTCTATCAATGTGTACTCCCGTTTTTATAATGCATCTCTCTAGATGCATCTTTTAATTTTTCTATATCACTTAAAACTTTATCCATTTGTTTTGTTAAAAATTCTATGTTGACTTTGTTTAAAGCCATAGACTCAATGTGTTTGTTTAACTTGTCGGTGGTCTTATAAAGATCCTCGATCATCATAAATTGCTCGGAATCTGCTGGAAGTGAACCTAATTGACCTCTTGGCCACTTGATTCTAAAATCTGTATTTTCCACTAAATCTTTTTGCATTAACTCTACTGTAGTTTGAATTTTATTTTGAGTTTCAATGATACCGAAATAAGCCCATGTTCCAATTGCTACCATACAGATCAACGAAGCTACCGTCTTCATCGGCATTTGAACTGCTGCTTCTTCTGAAATTTTAAGTGCCATTAGTTATAACTATATCCTGTGTTGCCTTGATCTAATTTTTTAAATAATTTTTCATGTTGATCCATGATCTCTTTATCTATATTCATCATTTGATTCATTTTCTCATCTAGCATCTGTACTTTAAATTCTAATTGATCCACTTGATTTAAAAGAACTGCTTGACTTGTAGATAATTCAAATGTTTTAGATAATGACCATCCTCCTAACGCAATTAGCAGTCCAACTAAAAGAGTTAAGATTTTTTCCATCATAATAAAAATAAAATTATTGCTGCCGAAATCACAATAGACCATTTAGCACGTACTGATCTTCTACGCCAAAATGTATCTACCTTTGATATAAAATCAGGTATTGTCATTTATTTACTCCATTTAAAAGTTTGTTTTACACCCTTTTTAATCTTTTCATCACCGTTAGCTGTAGAAGTATAATCAATTGTTGTAGTATCTGGTTTAAGATTATAACCGCAACCATTTAAAAGAATTAATAAAACTATTAGATATTTCATTTGTTTTTATTTTTCTTTTTTTTAGTCGATTTCTTTTTTTGAGAAAGTCGATCCATAACTTTTTCGATTTGCGATACTTTTTCTTTAACAAGCACCATATCTTGTGAAAGCGAGAAGGTTCTGGATAATGTCCATCCGCCAAGAGCAATGAGAACAGCAAGTAATGCGGTGATGATTTTGTCATTCATATTATTTCTTTTTTAATTTATTCATTGTAGTTACACCAAAAGATGCACCAACAATTGTTAATATAATATAAAAAAACATAGGATCTGCTTTTTGAAGAATATCCCAACCTCTATCCATAGCATTTTGTGCAGGTGGCCAGAAATGTAATCCCATTAAAATTGTAAAAAAAATACAAAGCCATTCATCTTTGTACGAATGCTCTTGTTGTTTAACTTGTTCTAATTGTACTTTAACTTTTTGTATATCTACACTATTAGCTGCTTGAATTTCTTTTTCTCTAATAATTTTATCTTTAGCTAATTTATGTTGTATTCCTCCAATAACTTTCGAACCGATCATTCGAGTAAGAGGATTCTTTAATAAAGGTAAAATAAAATTAAGCATATCTCCAAACATTAGGTCTTACTAAAAATTTGTCATTCATATCTACATTACAAAAATCAATATGAGTAAATGTTTTAGCAATTCCAATACCTAATGGTTGTGGATTATATGACATTGCAAATTTTAGTAGTTGATATTGAGTTTGGCTATTAGTAGAAATATCAATTGCCCATCCTGTTGTATGTGGCCCATCTAAACCTGTAGATGATACCGAGTTATTATGTTCAGGGCATCTATAACCAGAGTTAATAGAAACTCCTTTACCTAATGCATTTCTATAAGCTTGTAAAAAATCTAAAAGAGCTTCAGATATTTTTAATTCTCCGCTTGATTTACATTGAAATTCTTCAGGATTAAAATTTGGCCATCTGCTGCCATTCCATTGTTCTACTGAAGTTATCATATAAACTTTTTCCAAACTTTGGCATAGTACCAATTACCTACTTTATGAAAAAAAGCTTGTACTGGTTTTAATTTTCTATGTAACCATTCTTTAAAATTA